ACATTATTGTATCTCCTTGGAAGCATTGGAAGCTGCATATGATTGTGCCAGCTCATACTTGTGTTTCGCTTTGATGTAAGCTAGCTTATTCGGGTAGTCGGATGCTATTGGTAAATCTGTAGGTGCAGAGGCTATTAGAGCTAGTATATTAGCATCTTCTACGCTTGCTTCCGCATCTAGTATCTTAAAGCCACCAGCACCAGCAGATATACTAGGAATGAAATCACCTAAGCCTAGGAAACTAGATTGCTTATCTCTACCTTTACGCAATAGTTCCATTAATGCATGAGAGAATATAGAGCCATGAGATATATTAAATTCACAGTGCTCTATTAGCTCATCTAGGTCTACCTTAGGTACAGAGAAGATACTCTCAGAGCGCACACACTTACAGATAATCTCTTTCCAATATTCATCTATATAATCAGGGAATGCTCCAGCTTTGGATGCCCATTCGCTTAAATGTTTGGCATAGCGTTCTGGTTTGCTCTGAGAACTCTTAATTATTCTCTCTAATACAGCTTCTCTCTGTATTAGTGCTCTTGTTATATCATATTCTTTATAGCCATCTTGGAACTCTTCTATTTGATCTTCCCAAGATTTAATCCAGTATTTCACATTATCTAATGTACAGGTATCTGGCGTAACTGCAATCCTAGATAGTACAAAACTAGGATGCTTGATAAGATTGATCTTACCAATCACCTGTGCCAATGCTTCTATATTATTGGATATGATGTGTTCTGTTAGTTCTGTACGTTTCGCGGGGACTCTCCAATCGAATAGCTCTGTACTGTTTAATAGTGCTGTGAATAGTAGATAGCTATCAGTCGCAGTCAGTTCATCTTGGAAGTACCGGGAAATATCTGCTAGTAAGTGTTTCTGTTCTAGTAGATATATGGGATGATAATAACCGCTATGGTGTAGCGATCTAGGATAGTGCTCTACAGAGAACTCTATGCCTGATATAGAACATTGTATTTTCATTTCTTAGTATCTCCTTGCATTGTGGGTGTATCTGTTATCTGTTATCTTGTGTATGGGAGTGTATGGGTGTGTCTGTATTGCGAATGTGTATTCTCTCATACTTTTGCGCAATTGTCAAGCGATATTTTATTCCATGATGGGTTCCTTATCTTATTGGTTCTTATCTGATTGTATTGGTTCTTATCTTATTGGATTGTATAAGATTGTATTGGATTGTATAAGATTGTATTGGATGATTCCTCACTAGCTCGTATGGTGTATATGCGGAGCGGAGCTTGCGATGTGGGTGGGAATCCCTCAGTTAACAATTAACGATTAATTCCTGCCCACTTTCCCATACTTCCCCTCGCCGTGTTTTCTTCCTTACCTTATATCTCCATTGTAATCTTCCTTACATTATATCTTATATCTTAGCTCTCTTACCTTATACCTATCTTATATTTCATGCAATCTTGTAGAGAGCTCTATGGGTCTATTCCTAACCCCACTAAAATTTTTATATATAAACATACCTATATAACTAACTACCTATATATGCACCTATATAACTACATACACCTGTATATATAGTAACTAAGTACCGAAATATGTGCTCCGAGGGTGCGGGAGAGACCCCAAAAGTTAATCGTTAACTGTTAATTGAGGGATTCATATTTTCTAATTTTTAGTGAATACTCTCAATAGAAAGTAATTACTGAAAACTATCTATTATAGAGATCACAGATTTTCTGAGATTCTGAGATTTTCGGAATTCCAAGTGTAGATTCATAATATATACGATATTACGGGATACAGAGATGGAAAGAATGGAAAGAATGGAAATAAAAAATCCCCTGTACCATATTTCTACAGTACAGGGGATTACAGGGGATTTATCGGAGCAGGGGATTTTTCAGTGCTACAGCGCAGCTTCAGTGGTGCTACAGTGCTAGCAGATCAACTGATTGTTGCGATTTCATTTGCTCCAGTCTCACTGTAAATTTCGCAGCCAGTGCATCCTCCGGAATCAGAGCTAGTGCCTTTTCCAGTTTTCCAACAGTTTCCAGATCGAATTTTGTTTTGGGAGATGCGAACATGGCAATCTTATCCCGATAAACATTACATGCGATCTCGATCTTCCTGCTATCTTCTTCCGAGGGAGAATCAGAGACTCCGAGCTTCTCCGCGAATGCCAGCATCAACTTATCTTGCAGCGTATCAATGAACCATTCCTTAATCTGATCTCCATTCAACCGGCCAGAAGATCCGCCAGTGGAATTGTAGAACGCTACGATTGAGCTGAGGGAGATCTGGTCATCACTTACGGAAGCTTTCCCTTCTTCCAATAGAGAGCGCAGTAGCAGATCTTGGGTATCAATGACAGTATCGAGCAGCATAGCTTTCAACATATCAAAGTTACTTTCCAGATCACTGAAGCTCACAAGCGGCACTGATACTGCCATTGCTTGCTTCTCTGTTTCGCCCCTATCCTTCTGGGCCTGAGTGAACCGGAACTTGATCTTAGCTAACCGTTGACCATCATATGGCTTCTGGCCAGCTTTCGGGTCATAGGTTACGAAGGTGTGAACATTAGAGATTACTGACATGATTGAATTTCCTTTCTAGTATCGTCTTGTTTCATGGTATGAGTGGCTTTGTCTTATCCTGCTAGTTAGTAGCGCTGTACCCTGGTGATCTGGTGATCTGGTGATCTGGTGGTATCTGTTACTAGATGATGAATCTGTTACTGTATGTTGCAATGGCTGACGGCTCAATAAAACCTTTTGTCGGGTCAAGGATAGTATCTCTGTTGCGGCAATATGACCTGCGGCTGATAGCTCCACTCAGTAACATTAGGTTGAGCTTATCAATCGCGGAGGTCAGTTGCTTCTCTGTAAGAATCAGTGCGTGTTTCATAGTAGCATCGCCTTTCATAATATGAGGTATGAGGTATAGCTTTTCGGGAGTATGACGCCACTAACTAGCAGGACAAGAACAAAACCGAATTGTTAAAGAGCAGGGAACTATCGAATTACAAGCATAGTATATCAGACTCAAACGATTCGTGCCAACTATGTTTGACCCACCAGTCAATTATTCGCAGGCCATCGCAGGCCATCGCAGGCCATCCCCATACTAACTAACCAGCAAGTTATCAAGTTATCAAGTTATCAAGTTATCAACTAACCAGCAAGTTATCTCCGTACTAGGAACTAGGAACTAGGAACTAACCAGTAAGTTATCAATTCTAGGTAGGGGTAGGGGCTTTTTTACAAGTTGCTGCCTGTCCTGTCCTAATACGTCCTTTCAATTTTACTAAACTTTTTCAAACTCCCCAGCAATAACTAATATACAAGAACTCCGCAGCGAGGCTGCAATATAGAATCCCCAGTATACTAAATTACTTACTACCAACTATACTAGCAACTAAATAGTAAAGAAAGAGAAGGAACTGGAAATGAGCACTGCGGCCACCGAGACTAGAGCATTAGAACTGCTGGGCACAGGTGTAACTCCTGAGGCTGTGGCAAATGCTTTGGGAGTTACAGTGTCGCGTATATCTCAATTACTATCTCAGGAAGATTTCGCAGCACGAGTTGCAGAACTCCGATTCAAGAATCTTCAGAAACATACCATCAGAGATAACTCCTATGATGAACTGGAAGATGACTTAGTATCTCGTTTGCGCGACTTGATGCCACTAATGCATCGTCCAATGGAAGTGCTTAAAGCAATTCAAGTTATTAATGCAGCAAAACGCCGTGGACAATCAGCACCGGATTCTATTATCCAACAGCAAACAATCGTCCAACTCAATGTACCAACTAAAATACTACAGCAGTTTACAACCAATATCAACAACCAAGTTATTGTAGCAGGTTCACAAGACCTCAATACAATGCAATCTGGTTTGCTGATTAAACAGCTAGAAGGAGTGAAACAGAATGACTCAATCACAGCTGAGGCAGTTACTAGCATCTGACATGAAGCAGGATCAGGAGCAAAAACAAAAAGAACTTATAGCTGCCAATAAGCGAGCAGCGGTAAGTATATTACAATCCCTGAAGCTGGAACTTTCCTCCAAGGTAGATTCAGTACGAGTTAAGTAATAGGAGACACCAATGAGTTATAACTCCCTAGGCATTACTTCGGAGGAACTTACAGAAGCTGCGGCCGCCACAGGTACAGAACTCCCTGTTCTTCCAGATACCTTCATACCAACTCAAGACGAGGAACACACAGTACAAGAAGTATCTTTTGAAACACAACAGGTAGTAGACTCCGCTCGCAACTCCCTAGACTTTCTAGCAGCTCTTGCAATGCCGTCTATTTACAAGTATACATTTCCTCCAGTATTTCTTTCGGTTTGGACATGGCTACTTACTTACATTGAAAAGAAAAGAGACTTCTCGCAACTCGCTCTAGGATTACCCCGTGGCTTTGGTAAGACAATGGTATTGAAACTATTTGTTCTCTACTGCATCCTATTCACTGATCGTAAGTTCATATTAGTGGTATGTGAAACTACTGGTAAAGCAATCAATATTATCTCAGACGTAATGGATATGTTAGACGAACAGAATATTAAAACAGTATTCGGCGATTGGAGGTTAGGGATTGAAACAGATAAACAGGATCTTAAGAAATTTGGCTTTCGTGGCAGGAATATTATCCTGATGGCTGCTGGCGCTGAAAGTGGTATTCGAGGAATTACTCTTAAGAATGTGCGGCCAGATGTTATGGTATTCGATGATATTCAATCCCGCTCGTGTGCAGACTCGCAAACACAGTCAGATATTCTAGAACGTGAACTAATCGGTACAGCTATGAAGTCGAAATCTCCGCATGGATGCCTATTCATCTTCATTGCTAACATGTATCCTACTAAGTGGAGCCTGCTCCGTAAGCTTAAAGGTAATCCCAACTGGATCAAGTTCATCGCTGGTGGCATTCTTTCGGACGGTACATCTCTGTGGGAGGACTTGCAACCATTAGAGCAACTAATGAAAGAGTTTGCTAACGACTTATCAATGGGACATCCTGAGATCTTCTATGCAGAAGTTATGAATGATGAAAACGCATCTTCTAATAATCTCATTGATCTCTCTAAATTACCGCCATTTCCATACGATCCAGTAACAGATATTCCTGTAGGTAACTTCATTATCATTGACCCTTCAAATGATAAAGCTAACTCAGACGCAGTATCTATTGGTTACTTCGAGGTGTACGAAGGATTGCCGATATTACAGGAACTGATAGAAGATAGGCTATCCCCAGGAGATACTATTCGTAAAACATTAGAGATAGCATTACGTAAGAACTGCCGCCTCATAGTTGTAGAGTCCAATGCCTACCAATACTCTCTTAATTACTGGTTCCGATTTATCTGTCAGCAGCTAGGTATCGAAGGTATTGAGGCTGTCGAAATCTATTCCGGGTCTATGGCGAAGAACTCTCGCATTCTCCAGATGTTTAAGTCATTGCTTGCTGGAGAAGTATTCATCTCCAAAGAATGTCAGGCTCCTTGTTACTTACAAATCTCTCAGTTCAATCCGTTAAAACGCGACAATACTGATGGATTACTAGACTTACTTACATATGCTCCTAGAGTCCTAGAAATGTATGGAGAGTATGTGCAATCAATGAATGTGGTACAACAACAAGATTTCGGGTCAATCAAAGTACTTACCGAGATTGAAACCTCATCGTTCTAACTCCCTTAATCACATAACAATGAAGATAGGATACATTAACATGTTACCATCAATGCCGATGCAACTACCAAAGGCTGCACAAGAGGCAATTATTAAGTTCAATAATCAGTCCCGTTTGACTTTACTAGGTCAGTGGAATATCCGTGAGAAGATGCGGCAAACTGATCTTGCTTACCAACGTGAGATTGATTTCACTAATGAGCAGATGAAAGCTAAAATCTCCAATCGCTACGGTGATCCCACTAAGTTTCAGAATATTACAGTACCAGTAGTTATGCCTCAGGTAGAAGCTGCTGTTACTTATCAATCTTCTGTATTCCTTACTGGCACACCTATTTTCGGTTTCGTAGCTGACCCACAATTCGAAGATGAAGCGCAGCAACTAGAAGCTATTATCGAAGAGAACTCAACTCGCGGAAGTTGGGTAGAGCAGCTTATGTTATTCTTCCGAGATGGATTCAAATATAACCTATGTGCTATCGAGGTAGGCTGGGGACGGAAAGTAACAGCGGCGTTGGAAACAGATATTAACTACTCCACTTCACAAGGTAGACCTAAGGAAGTGATTTGGGAAGGTAATACTTTGCGCCGCCTCGATCCGTACAATACCTTCTTCGACTCTCGTGTGGCTCCAGTAGATATTCCTGCTAAAGGTGAATTCGCTGGCTGGGTTGAGATTATGTCCCGTATTCAACTAAAGAAATTCATCGCAGAACTTCCAGATAAGATTATCCCGAATGTAGTTGCAGCTTTCGAATCTGGTCTTGGGGGCGGAGGAGCAGCAGAATCCTATTATATTCCACAGATTAATCCAGATGCCCTAATCCTGAAGAATCCTCGCGCATCCGTAGATTGGATGGCATGGGCAGCAGTAACTGCTAGTCAACAACAGATTAACTACAAGAATGTATATGAAGTAACTACTCTGTATGCGCGTATCCTTCCCGCTGACTTCGGCCTCAAAGTTCCAGCAGCTAATACGCCGCAAGTATGGAAGTTCATCATTGTCAATAATCAAGTAGTTATTTATGCGGAACGCTTAACTAATGCTCACGGTTTGATTCCTATTCTGTTTGGACAACCTTTGGAAGATGGGCTGG